TTCCATGTCTATTCTTCTCTACCTTAACGATAACAAGGTCATCAGGATTGTATTGCTTACCACCTATTTCTACAGAATCTTTCATTTCGTAGTAAGATGGTCGCATAAGCATAATAACAATGTCAGCGTCTTGCTCAATACTACCTGATTCTCTAAGATCGGACAACATTGGTAGCTTGTCAGCTCGTTCTTCTACTTTACGACTAAGCTGAGATAAAGCAATAATAGGCACTTCCAACTCTTTAGCTAAGGCTTTAAGGCTTCGGCTTATATTACTAACCTCTTGCTCTCGGTTCTGGTTAGCCTTACCTTGTCCACTCATTAACTGAAGATAGTCTAAGAAAATAATCTTAATACCATACTTCTGCTTCAAAATAGTAGCCTTAGCTCTGAGTTGTGAGATACTGATTCCTCCAGTATCTTCTATGTAGATGGGTGCTGTGATTATCTTGTCATCTGTCTTTAAAAGTACCTTTCTTTCGTAATCATTCAAATTATTCGTTCTAAGGCTTTTTAATGGCACTTGACTCGTTATTGACTCTAACCTTTCAACTAACTGCTCGGAGCTCATTTCAAGGCTAAAAATAGCCGTAGGAACGTTATTTAAGATTGCTAAGTGATAAACACTTGAAAGCATCATTGCAGTCTTACCAGCACCAGGTCTTGCAGCTATAATACATAGGTCAGGTTTACACCATCCAGCTATGGTTTGGTTTAGCTCTTGAAATCCAGTATTAAAGCCTAATAACTCCCCATTCTGTGCTTTATCACGAGCATAGTTTATAGACATAACTACATCAGTTATGCTTTTCTCGTATAGATTTCCATATTCAAGTAAACCTAAAAGTTGACTATTTAAGTCAGAAAGTAAATCTATAGCTTGACTTTCGTTGTCAAGACATTGATTCTCAGCTATTCTAAGTACTTTATAAGCTTCACGCTTCTTATACATCTCTATAACAATCTCAATATGTGTGTTAATGTGATGGCTAGAAATTACATTATCAGTTAACTTTGATAGGTAATAAGCTCCACCAATATCTTGGATTTCCTTGTCTTGCGAAAGTTTTTGAGCTACAGTAGAAAGGTCTATAGATACATTGGTATCGTACATCTCCTTGATAGCGTTAAAGATTTTTTGGTGCTTTAGATCGTAGAATATGTCAGTTTTTAGATGACCTATAACCAATGGGATAGTTCTTTTATCTAAAAGTAATGCACCAAGTATGTTAGATTCAATATCTAAAGCTTTTGGTAGGTTTATAGCAATCATTTAAGTTTAATTTGTGTAGTTATTTTGTTTGTAGGTACGTCAGATTGCTGATTAAATTTGGAACTATTCCTTTTCCAAGTTCTTACAGTAGCCTTCCAATCTTTCATTATTCCTGAGTTAAGTTTCCATCCTCTAGCTTCATAGTGATCGCAGAAATATTCACCATCTAAAACAAAGCCTATTTCTTTAGCATAACTACTAACCTCTAAAGGCTGTGGTATTATAAATGTCTTATTATTGTTAATTGTATTGTTGGGTAAAGATTCTTTACCGTCTGAGGTAAACTTTTTTGACCCTTGAGGTAAACTTTCTTTACCAATGGTAAAGTGGTCATCAGAAATACCAAAACTTCTATAATCATCTATGGAATCCTTAAAAATTATTGCACATCTAAGATGATTTGTCTTTTCATGTTTAGTAACTAACCCCTTTAAAATAAGACCCTTTATTATGTTTAAAATTGATTGCTTTGACAAGTCTAAATCATCTGCCATAGTTTCTCTGCTCATGTAACACCAATGGGAATCATTATTCTGCATACGCATAATTGTATCTAATACGCAGTATTCGTTACAAGATAAGTGTAATGCCTTTCTAATTGGATGTATTATTGTGGTGTAAAATTGAGCCATGTTTTGTTATTTGTTTATTCTAAATATCACTTCTCTATCATTATGCTTAAATCTACGTTTTAATGTAGGGTTTAACGACTTTTTTATTGCGTCTTGTGTTATGTTTGTATATCTTGATGCTCTAGCCATAGACTTAAATAATACTTCTGTTTTATCGTCTATGTATATCATCCTTACTGGCACATTATTCTCAAGTCCTCCAATCTCCATCATGTTTTATTTGTTTATAAGTTTATAGAATAAGGTCTTACCTAATTCCCATAGTGCTATAATTAATATTATTGTCATAAGTTTAAATAACCACCCCAAGTTTTGTATAAATTACTATCAGGTTATTAATATTTGTATCTTGAGGTGGTAAAGGTTTTTATTTCTTTAAGCTTATCTTAAAGGTAGTAGTGCTAATTCTAGGTGCAGGATGTACCATCTCTCCTGATTCAGGATCAACCATAGCTGTAGGTAAGGTCCTAAGCATCTTCTCTCTTTCTTTAAGAGCATATTTTAATGACTCAATTTCTTCATTCATTTTGCTCCAAGTATAGTCTTGGTCATAGATATACTTAACACCTGATTCAAACTTAGCCATTTCGCTTCCTAAGACCTCAGCCTTGCCTCCAGGATACTTACTAAGCTCATCTAATACTAACTCCTTTAAATCGGCTCTAATGCCCTCTAAAAGCTGTACAACAGCCTCTGACTTGACGAGTAGTTCTAATGGTGACTCACCAGTTTCGGTAAAGTGATTTACTATTTGCGATTTGATTAACTCAATTGCAAATTTGTTCGGTTCAATAGAACTTAGTTCTACTTTTGGTAATAATGTTAGGTTCATTTTATTTTAGGTTTTCTTTTTTCATTTTTAATACCTTCATCAATGTTTCATCAGCATCAAATGTTTGTTTGTATCCATAATAAACATCTGTAAGCTGCTTTAATTTGGTACACTGAGCTATTTCCATCATTATTTCTTCTCTTGTAGGCTGTTCCTCTAAGATTTCAGCTACAACTGTCTGTACTGGCTTAGAGGTTTTTTTTGGCTCTTCATGTACAAAGTCCATCTCTTCAGCAGGTGTCGCCTCGAATCCAGCAGCTTTCATCAACCATGCTAACTGATTACGGAATGCTTTACCTACTGCTCTTGTTTGTGCCATAGATAAGATAGCATACTCATCAAAGAATTTTTTGCTACCCTCTTTGTTAGAGCATATTGCTATGCCTACTGACACTAACTTATTGTCTTGGTATGATCTAACTTCGCAAGTAGCCATGTACTTAACTTCATTCTCGCTAGATAAGTCTTGTACGCTTGTAATAATAGGGAATAAGCCTAGTGAAGCTCCAGCCATCTGCCATGCTTCTACGTTACAATAGTCCTTACCTTTAATGTTAGATACTAAGTGTGCATCCTTAACAAAGCGTTTAAGCTCGTTAGATAAGGATAGCATTGAGTCCTTGTTTACCATTTGGTAACTAGGTGCTTGAATTTGGGTGTTAGTTGTTTGCAGTTCCATTTGTTATTTGGTTTAATTTTGTAAAAAAAGTTGCTTGTCTTCTAGGGTATTCATCCCACATCTTTACTAATGCAGCCATAGTATCAAAACTTGATTGGCTATAGTTAATGTTGTGAATGATTTTAGCGACAAAAAGTCTTTTATCTGTTTCGTTTAGTTCTGTAAATGTTGATAGCATAGTTTTGTTGGTTTTATTGTAATGCGTAAATTGTTGAATGCAAATGTTCAATTCTCATCATAACATAATCATACTTTTCTTTTATAAAAGGTACTTGTTTTAAGTCTTTAGGAAAGTTATTTAATGCATGAAGAATTGTAGTTCTATCTCTATAAAAATATGGAGCTATCTGAGATGCCTTTTGCTTAAATGTTGTATGTAAAATATAACAAGCCATATTCCTTGCCATGACAAGTTCAAATATCCTACGTTTACAAGTAATCTTACTTACTGGATATCCAAACTCTCTTGCAACTGAAGAAATAACATCAGCATAAATGTCTTCTACGATTGTTACTTTTTTTTGTGTAAGTAAAGATGCTCTTGTATTTCTAAGATTCTGTGTAATCATTGATTTGTGTTTTAAGTAGTTCAAGTTTTTTGTTATAGAAGGTTTTTATTAGCTCTGTCATCTCATAGTCATTGTTCTTTAGTCTTGTTTCTATAACGTAACGACTATAGCCAGTAATTTCCATGATTTTTTTCATGTCGCCATATTTAAAAAGGCTTTTGTGGTCTTTGATTTCTAACATTTGTTTATTTGGTTTTAAAGTGATTAATGTGCCTATCTATTCCTGAAATCGCTGCATCTAAAGATCCGTAGTAACTAGCTCTCCAGTAATACCATTTGCCATGTAGGATTTGGTTATCCCAAGTAATATACATCCCTTTGTAGGTGTATTGTTTTGACATTCGTCCGTTACTGTTAACGTAGGTAAACTCTTCTTTGATACCTTTCTTTTTTTGTTCGAGGGTTAGTTTCAGCATTTTTTTTGTTTTTACTCTTGTGAAGGTTTTTGTAAGGTTTTTGTTTCTAATATTTCTGTTGTTCTAAGTGGCAATCCTTCGGAAAGTTTTTGGAATATAGCATAAGCTATATCTCTTTTAGTGCTAATGCTTCCACTAACGAATACACCATCTTGCTTAGTAAAATAAATCGTGTCATTTAACAACTGATCTGTCTCTTGTACAAATTCAAATTTCATAGGTTTTTTGTTTTGTTTGTAATTGTTTTGTAAAATTAGGAAGTTTTTGGATATCTTTCAAAGTTTTTTGTAGGTTTTTTGTTAAAGAAATCATAAAAGATTTTTGCTGGATTTTTGCGTACTAAATTTTTGCGAGGTTTTTGTGGGTTTTTGCATAGGGTTTTTGGCAGGTTTTTGCCTGCAACTAAAAAGTAGTCGCAAAATTCTACAAATTAGTTGATTAGTCAACTAATAA